ATCAGTGTTGTTGTATTCAACAATATCTAATCGATCACCTGCCTCCAATGAAAAATTACTGTCTATAGTAAACCCAGCACGATTGGTGTCAAAAGTGTAATCTACTCCCTTGATTAATTGCTGACCATTGATATAAATTAAGATGGCGCGATTACTTAACGCTGTGTCATCAAATATACTGGTAATTTCGTAACCACGAATCTGTGCATTAATTATGTCGTAGCTAATGGTGGTTTTGTTATCACCATATGGTACCATGTCACTGTAATACCAAGGAAATGTTTTGTTTTTTACTTCATTAATTTTCTTGAGTAATAAGTTAGTAGTAGCCACTGCATCAGAAATATCTACTTCAGGACTAGTTACTGCTAATTCTAAAAATTTATTCTTAATATTACTATACTCATGTCGAGCTAAATCCAATCCTTTAAGGAAGTTAACATTTGCGTCAACTAAAAAAAGCTCACTGTATAGTACTGGGCTGGCATGCTGAACTATACTACCACCCATTGATTTAATTGATAAGTCGCGAATATTACTTGCACCCGGAACTGCACCAATTACTCGATTGCTGTTCTCCACAATAGTAACCAAATGGTTTCTAAGTTGTCCCAGGGTCAAATCTATAAAATTTTTATTTTCAGTATTGAAATCTAAATTCTTAGGAACTTCATAATATCCCAATTCACTGACATTGTCGCTGTAGATCAGAATATCTATGTGATCACCAACTGCTAACGAGGTATCGGTAATATTAACAAACTGCCGAATGCCTGATTGCACCACAGCATATTGAGTGTCTGACAATAATTTACTGTTTTTATAAACTCGCAAATTGGGGGTTTGCCCAGAAGCTTTGGGGGAAATGTCGATTTCAAAGCCAGTACCGACACCATTGAACGTTCCACGTATAATTTGAAATTGTTTAGATTCTTCAATATTTTTAACCCAAACATTTCTTGGTACAAATGAGTCTATATCAATATTTTTTCTTATAGTACCGCTATTCACCAAAACACCAGTACTATTGTCGTAATTAAAAGTATCATTATCAAAATTGTTAACAAATTGGATATCTCCAATCTGATTAAAATTACGATAACTTAATGGGAATCCTAATATTACATCATTGGTGCCCGTGGCGGGGCTGTAACTAAAAATTTTGTTACCAATAAATGTGCTATTGGGATACAAGGTGGAATCAGATAAACTATAACCTTGAGTATTGATTACATCAAACAACGGTGATTGATTAATTGATGTTTTAGCTTGCGACAGAACCCAGTCAGTTCCAGTAAAGTTGTACACACGCCCTCGATTCGTTCCTTGTTTGACCAAAACTGAATTGTTCGGGGACACCGGAAAATCATCGGCTCTGATCAGATTAATTACATTTAAATCCAGACTGTCAATATATTCTATAGTAACCACATAGATGTCGTTTTTAACTTCAATGTCAGCATCATTGGCAAATATTATTCGCATGCCGTCAGTTAGTTCTACTCCATCGAGTGTAAATGTTGGCTGTAATTGGATTTCCTCAAATGCATCAGTGATTGTAAAATTTAATAAATCCACCGGAGACTTGGCAACTCGGCCATAATTAAACAACTGCAAATCAGGATCAAATTCAATAATAGGGCGTTTAGCGCGGGAAGATTGATCCAAAATTGTTACTGTGTTATTATAGTCGGCTGCGGCTTTGATAACATCAATGTGGAACCAACGATTACTCCGCGACCACCCATTTAAGTCAATACTACTGCGATTAATCGTAATATAATCTGGAGACAGTATCCCCCCAGATGCGTAATTTTCTGGATTAATAAATTCGTTCAATGGCAATAATCTAATGCTACTGCCGACCCCTTCTACATAAAAGTCAGGATACAATTCTCCAAAATTAATTGAATCCCAAAATCCGATAAGATTTCCATCTCTGTATGCGATTGATTCCTCGGCATTCCCAATGATGTTATTGGCACCATACCCAACAACGGCGTTATACCATGCATTATATAAACGATATTCCAATTTATAATATTGTGCTGGCACGACCGAACTATCAAATTTGACCACTAGACCATTGGTGAATACCACTCCATTGGGACTTGTATAATTTTTCTTACCTAAAATTTCTTCATTTGCATCAATTGTGGAAGTACCAACATTAAAGATATCCATACTACCCACCATATTAGCCAAAGTTCCATCTTGATAATAGAGTCGAGCCGAGGTTGCAGTAATATCTGGCAATTGTGTAAAACATCTTGCGTCGGGGTCCGAGAAGAAAGTAAAACCGCCATTGGTGATTCCTCCTTTGACATAAACCTTTTGATTAGTTGAAACTTGAATATCCGGTACCAAAGTAAAAGTAAAATCCCCGGTTCCAGTGGCAGTAAGTTTAATTTTCCAGACGCTAAATCTTTGTCCTTCAGGAACTGTTTCACCGTCCAATGTCCATTGAATATCGTCAATCTCACTATTAGTGAATATTAGCGTTTTGTTTACCAATTGACTTATTGATCCGTCAATGCCATTGAATGTGTCGACTATCACGCTCAATAATTGATTTTGTATACTTTTGTAACTAAGATTGGTACTCAAGTCCACAGTCGCTACTAGCGGCATTCGAGTATAATAGTCTTGAGCCACTGCTGACGGAACTGTAAAAGTGATAATTCCAGAATCAGTACCGTTGTTGGTGACACCTAGAATTTCTCGAGTAGTTATATTATTCTGACGTGGACGAATTCCATCAACGCCGGGATAGCTCTGAATCCAGAAAGGAAATCCGGGTTGATCTATTATAAATGTATACGTGCCCCCACGAGTCAATTTAAGTGTTGGATTATCCAATGTACCGTAACCACTGATGTTATATGTCCCAGATGATGGGTCACGGGTAACAACATATGTTCTTTCAGTATCAACATCGGATCCATAAACATCAACTGGAGTAGGGCCATTGGGTAGCCAATAGTACTGATTAAAATTTACAAACTTGTCAAAATCAAACAATCCGTCAAAACTATAACTTTCACCAGCAAACAAACGACTTTGATTATTTGTAAGGCCACCTTCATGATCAATCTGTTGCAACAAATCAATATAACTACTAAAAAATTCCACATTGCCAGAATTATTTTTAACAACCACACTGGGCTCTAGCTGATAGTTCTGACGTAATGCAGTGGGCTCTGGTTGATAGTTATCATTTGAATCAAAAGTGGGCGCGGTAGTTCTGCCAACATATCCATTGATTTTTCTTAGATCAGGTGGGGTTACCAGTTGATCCAATGTGGCATTCAGAAACTTTTGATTGGTTTCTGTACGAAATACGCTTGGTAAAAAATTAATAGTTTTAATAGATGCCATGGCTTACCCGTTTAATCCTGCTAATGTTTGGTTTATTTGTGCTGCTGTAATTGCGCTGATAATTTGAACATTGTCCACGGTTGCGGCGCTGACAATAATTTCATCAGGATTTGCGTTAATTTGCATTAATCCACCAAATGCAATGTCAGCATTGGCTGGAACAATAATAACACTAGCTATGTTTGGGGATAGTGTATTATGTAGATATGTACTTAATTCACTAAAATAAAATGTTTCACCAAATTCCCAATTGTTAGTGCCGAAATAAGTATTAATAGCAGCAATTACACTGGTTTTGATATCGTTGTCGCTTACATCCACATTGGGATTTTTAACGATTTTAAAATTAGCACGTAAATCTAACGGAGCTTTGATGCCAAATACTGGTTTATATCGACCACTGTTATACACTAGAGTATCACTCAATGCTTTGGATTTTTCTAGACTATTTGACCCAGACCCATACTCCAGTTTAAGATCTTCATTACTAGGCAATACAGGTTCAGTTGCTACGTTACTACTGTCGCGTATCCAATTTAAATAGTCTTCACTATATTGTTTGGTTAATATATACAAGTCCATGATATTATTGGGACTAGGGTCTATTCTACGATCATTGGGACTATTGTGTCTGTATTGAAAATAAAGACCACTTCGACCTTTACGAGCAATAAAGTTTGAACTTTCAGCTAAGGTTCTGACTAAAGTTGCACTGACACTCAATACATAAAACTTGTTGACTGAGTTGGCGTAAAAAACTTGCCCATCCAAATATAAATTCTTATTAGTCTCAATTAATGCCAATGTGGAATAATCAATGACTACAGATCTATTTTCCAATGGAACATATGTAATAAAATTATTAGTGTCAGTTACTGATTGAAAAAAAACATATTTTTCTTCAGGATTAACCGCTGGGTTTACTAATGTTTTAAATAAGTCCGGATCATCCGGAACCCCATCATAGTTGTTATCGGTAAACGTGACATATACTTTTGTGGTATTTTCATATCCGTCTAAATCAATAGCGGCGCGATCTAGATACCAAACTTGGTCTTGATCTAATGGGGTATTAGCGTCAGCTTCTGTATTAATTTTTAAAATTTTAATGTGGTCACGAACAGTCGAACCAGTTCTACTATCGTAAACTTTGGTGCGAGGATCGAAATGGAATCGAGTTTCAGACAAACTTTCAAACACATATTCCAGACTACGGTATGATAGATTATAGCTGGCCCCATTATAGGTCAAGCTTAAGATCCAACTACTATCAGCAGCTATACCCTGATTGGCCAGACTAAATTCAGAAGTAATGTCAATATTTGTCGGTAATACGATTTTCCATGATTGCGTGGCAATATCATATCTTAATCCAAAGTTTTTATAGCTTTGTATTAATTGTACTATTTGATCTTTTGTTTGTGTGTCAGTTAGTACATTTTTAAATACTGGAATTATTTCATCCACTATTGCCCCATTGGGAAGATTTTGATTCAATCTAATAATATTACCTGCGTCACTTGATACCACAGTGGCATAAACATATTTTCGATCTCCAGCATATTTTGGAGTTCCAGCAGTTATAACATTTTGTGCATTGAAATAAAATGCATCTGCATCAGCTGCTGCTTTAAATTTAATCATGCTACCAGAAATAATATATCGTAAGTTTGTTGCAGACAATCTACCTAGATCTTGTATTATAGCCCCATTTTTTAAATAACCAGTGCTGGTATTAGTGGCAGTAGTATTGGGTGACCAAGTGACATTACTGACAGTCAATGGTGTATCTCGAAATTTAGCGTAATAAAACTGTTCAACTTCAGTACTAGATAAAATAGGCGTTAACACATTATATACAACACTATATATGTCGTTAACATTATCAAAAGTAAAGTTTAAACTTTTTTTCCGCTCTTCTTGGTATAACCAACCATCACTTCCAAATATGTTGGTACTACTATACTTTCCAGTGCTATCCAACACATCTAAATACCGGCTGGTGCCACTACTGCTACGATTGATCGCTTTAACTTTCAATATACTGTTAAATGCAGTATATGGAAGTAAATTGTAGTCCTCACCAGTTATCATACGATTCTGTGTGTAATACTGCTGCGGTGCTTTGACTCGAATGTCGTCACTTATTTCACGAATATCGGCATTGGCCACTGTGTAGTTTAGACTAGCGCGGATAGTCAATATTTCTATGCGGTTGTTTCGACTCACATAGCTCAATGGTATTATTATTCCTTGCATCTCGTCTGGAGTTATTTTGTATCGTTGGCCGTTACTCACACGATGATACAAACGAAAATTACCCTGAGGCTTATTGCTAAAGCTTCCATCACCAAATACTAAATCAATCTGATCATTGGTTCTTGTATTAATTTGGAATAAATTTCGATCTTCGCTTTTATTGTAAATTACATTGATGCCAGCCACAGCTGGTACCTGTACCCATTGAGTCAATGCTCCAGTGGCACTAATCTCATACAACCATTGATCTGTATTATTAATATTGTCGACGTTAATGCTTACTATGCGATTGGGTAGACTCTGATCTAACACAAAATCCACAAATCCCAGAGTTCCTTGTTTGAAATAAACAAAGTATCCAGTATTATTACTAGCGTTGCCTAAATTGTCGCTGCGAAACAAAATGTTAAACTTGCCTGCATTATTGGGGGCTGCTTCATATATGTAATTTTCATTTACAGTGGTAGCACTAACTGCCTCAAAATCATTTTCATTGCCCTCAATTGCAGCTTTAAAACTATATGTGGGAATTACACCGTTCACTAAGCTAACACTGTATTCGTCAGTCTGAATACCATTGATAGTTTGGCTGTTGGCTGGATTACCAATTACTTGATTACTGACTAACGAGGCATTTAAAATTGCCGTGAACTGTTCTCGCCAGTCCATATTAGTAGAGTCGTTCCAGTTAATTAACAACCCACTCAAATTTAATCCGTTACTATCAGTAACTCCCTCTGTAGTAGTAATACTGTCTATTTTTAATAGGCCACTGGCAGCAACAGTGCGTTTAGCATTGTAACTAATTAATCTTGCCAATTTTAAGATACTGTCTCGACGCTCTGCGGTGTCAATAAAGTTTTCGCGGGCATTTAAGTCAGCTCGGAAAGACAAACTTTGGCCAAGAAATGCTATTAAGTCAATCAGAGCAACATATTCTGAGCTTTCTGTAAAATCATTAAAGTCTTCGGGATAATATGTACGCAAGTAATCGATCATGCTCTTGCGCAGCGTTTCGAAGTCGTAACTTTGGAAGTCAGCTTCTTTGAAGCTCTGATAGACTGTTTTCCAGTCTTGATTGACTAATAAGTTTGTCTGGCGGGTGGTGATAGCCATAAAGAAGTCCCTGATTTATATTCTTACCAGTATTTATTACAGGATTTAACTGCGTATATTATAGTGGACTTTATACTTGTGAGATAGATTGGCTATTTCGATCAAACTGTAATGCTAAATTACTCACTTGATTGGTCTGTAGATATACAAGATCCAATTCAATTTGAATACCGTGTTCGAATTCAGTAAGGTTGATATTACGTACACCAATTCTAGGATCGTAGTTAACCACAGCTTTGATGTCATCTACGATCTGATTTCTGACAACATCAGTCATGGGCTCAAACAATAGACTCCATATTATGGAGCCAAAATTTGGTTGCATGAGTTTTTCGCCTTTCTTGATGTTAAAGTTGTTAATTAAATCCTGTTTAACCAGTTCAAAATCAACTACTCGAAATTTTTTATTTCGATTGAATGTAGAAAACCCTTTGTACAATATATTAGCCATACAGTATTTATTACCTTATGATCCCGCCAGTTGAATGTGCACCTTATCTGGTGTACTAAATGTACCGCCCCATTTTAATCCCAGTTCAGCAATAACTGACGCACCCAGTGTGCTGACTACCAACTCCATCTGCCCCGAATCAATGGCGACGCCACCGTGTGAGCCAACGTTTTTAGCAGGTGTAAATATCCGACCACGGGGGGTGTCTACCACTGGTCTATCTGGTATTCTGCCGCCAGCTGCTACCCATGCATCGTATAATACTGTTTGTTCAGCTTGTGATCGGACTGCACTGGTAATTCCAATCTTACTACCAGTTTTTTCTTTATATAATTGTCCCATTTTACAAATTTGTGTCTTAAATTGCCCGTTTAGGGAATCAAAACTTGCGCGAGTACCACTACCAGAACTGGTAAAAGTAAACACGTCGTCAGGATTAATTCCACTAACATTCTCTCCACCAGCAGTGCTGCTAGGACTAGTACTGGATGCATACCCAGCACTCAATACATCAATGGCATAACGTCCATGATTGAAATATACTTCACCTGCAACACCTAATTCGTCTTTGAGTTCACCTTTGTCACGCCATTCCTTGGCTTTATCCACACTACGGAATTGGTGTGCTACAAAAAGCATGCCAGCAGCAGTACATAAATCATCAGTTTCTTTAATACCGCCATTGGATTTTAGTGCGGCATAGTTATCGTTAAATTCCTTAAACTGTATGTCATCCTGTATACTCTT